AAAGCATTTATGGTTACTGGAATTGGGTTATTAATTGCTGGTGTAGGACTTTTAATTGCGAATTTTGATAAATTAAAAAGCGCAATGACAGCTCAAACAGCCGCTCAAAAAGTTTCTAATCAAGTAACAGCACAAGCAACGGCGGCAATAGCAAATGAAATAAGCGCTGCGGATAAATTAAGTAGGCAATTAAAAACTGAAACTTTAACACGTGCTGAAAAACTACAAAAAGTAAAAGAATTTCAAGCTGCTTATCCTGGTTTACTAAAAAATGTAAACTTAGAAACAATGAGTATTTCGCAAATAAACTCGCAATTAGAAAAGAATATTCAACTATTAAGATTACAAGCTGAAGTAAAAGCAATTGAAGCGGTACGTGCTGAAAAATTACAGACAAAAGTTAAAACTCAATTAGATGAGTTAGCTATCTCACAGGAAAATGCAACTAATTGGACTATTGATTATGGTGAAACAGCTGCCAATGGATGGATTGGATTCAGTTCAGCATCTGAAAATGCTGCCAAGGCTCAAAAGAAATTTACAGATATTCAAACCGTAGGAACAAGACAAATTGATAAAGAAATAAATCAACTTGACAAAGCTTCAGATGCAATAGATAAACAAATAGCAGCATTACAAAAACAAGGAGCGCAAGTTGGTGATAATAACTCTGGGGTTCAAGATTTTTCTAAAAATGTAGCTTCATTTACAACAGCTACAAATACAAACACAAGTGCAATAGATAAACAACGTGAAGCCTTAGAGAAATTAAAAGATTTACAAGATCGTATAGCACAAGCTGAAGATGAATACCTAACAAGTTTATTAAGCCAACAGGAACAAGAAAAAAAAGCTGTACGAGAAAAATACGAAGCGTTAATTATTGAAGGGGACAAATACAATCAAGACACTTTATTATTACGTGAAGCATTAGATAAAGGGCTTGCAGATGTAGATAAAAAATACGCTGATTTAGCAGCTGAAGAAAAAAAGAAAAATGAAGATGCGAAATTAGCAGCTGAAAAAGAAGCAATTGAAAAGGCGAATACTGAATTTGAAAAGGGTTTATCTAATAGATTTCAAGCTGAATTATTAATGGCTAATGAACAGCAAAAAGAATTACTTAATCAACGCAAATCATATCAAGACCAATTAGATAAACTTAATGAGCTTTATACGAATGGTGCAATTGCAAGTCAAGAGGAATACAATTTAGCTTTACAGAACCTTGAGGAAGATAACCAAAAGAAAACGGATAGTATAAAAAAGAAATATGATGATAAAGATATTGCAAGAAAAAACGAATTAAGGCAAAAAACACTTGACCTTACTGCAAAATCTTTTAGTGCCTTAGCCGAGTTAGCTGGTTCGTTTAATACTAAAAACGAAAAAGATGCACGTAAACAATTTCAAGTACAAAAGGCTTTTAATTTAGCCGCTGCAATTACAAACACTGCAATGGCGGTAACGGGTGCTTTAACTGCTGGTGGTAACCCGATTAAGTTGGCAACGGGTATGCAATTTGTCGAAGCTGGTATTGCTGCAACGGTTGGAGCTGCAAACATAATTAAAATTTCAAATTCTAAATTTGGCGGTGGTGCAAATTCAGGCGGTGGCGGTAATGATACTAACGTACCAACTGCTGCTCCTATGACTGCGAATTTCAACACAATAGGTTCGAGCGGTATAAATCAGTTAGCACAATTACAACAAACGCCTACACAAGCATACGTAGTAAGTGGCGAGGTAACAAGCGCACAAGCCTTAGACCGAAATAGAGTACAAAACGCAACATTATAAGTTTAATAGTTATGGCAAAAGTTGAAATAATAGAACTACTAATAGACGAAACAAAATTAGAAGCTGGTATTAATGCGGTTTCAGTTGTTGAAAGTCCAGCAATCGAGGAAAATTTTATAGCGTTAAAAAAACACGAAGTTGAACTAAAAGAGGTTGACGCTGAAAAACGTATTTTAATGGGTGCGGCTTTAGTGCCTAATAAACAAATTTACCGCAGAAATAAGGACAAAGAATTTTACATTTACTTTAGTGAGGATACGGTACGAAAAGCAAGTGAATTGTTTTTAATGAGAGCTAATCAAAACAACGCAACGTTAGAACACGAACGCAAAATGCTTGACGGCATGAGTGTTGTTGAAAGCTGGATAATTGAAGATGAGAAACAAGACAAATCAGCAAAATACGGATTCAATTTACCTAAAGGAACTTGGATGATTTCAATGAAAGTAAACAACGATGAAATTTGGAAAAAGGTAAAAGACGGCGAAGTAAAAGGATTCAGCATTGAGGGTCACTTTGTAGATCAATATGAAATGAGTTTACAACAAAACGAAGAAGACGAAATAATAGCATTTTTAAAAGAAATACTCGATACTAAATTAGAAACGTATAACGACTATCCTAAAGAAGCAAGCGAAAACGCAAAGATAGCATTACGCTACGCTGAAGAAAACGGTTGGGGTGACTGCGGTACGCCCGTAGGAAAAGCACGCGCTAATCAACTTGCAAACGGTGAAAACATAAGTAGAGAAACAATTTCTCGAATGGCTTCATTTGCACGTCACAAAGAAAATTCACAAAAGGAATTAGGGGACGGATGCGGGCGTTTAATGTGGCTTGCTTGGGGTGGTGACGCTGGTATTGAGTGGGCGCAAAGAAAGTTAGAACAAATAGATAATAAATAGAATATGAAAAAAATGAATAACATTTTAAAAATGATTTCGCAAATGGATGCGAACGCTAACGAGGTTAAATTAGCAAAACACGAAGTTGAACTTGCTTCTATTGATAAATTTAGAAGCGAATACAATAAAATACAAAGCGGTAATACTACAAAGTATATTGAACAAATTCAAGCAATTAGAACTAACGTTTTAAAAGGTATTGAACAAGTTGGAACATACAACGAAAAAATACAAAAAACTATTATAGGCTTAAAATCTTTAGGTTTAACCGATGAAATAAAAGACTTTGAATTTTTAAAAAATGATATTCAAAATGATTTTGATGAATTAGTATTCATAAACGATAAATTAAAATCAATATTGTAACTAAATGAGAACAGCAAGTAAAGTAAGTCCCCGTGGTGGTAAACGTGGATGCCTATGTAAAGACGGAAAATACCACAAAGATTGTTGTGACGGTAGTTTAGAAGCGCAAGGAATAGGCAAAACAGCCAGCGTAACGCCGCAAAATGTAACGATAACGGATAACAACGGAGCACGCACGATAGTACGGCAAAACGGCTAAAAAAGGAACAAGTAAAAATTTTAAAAGTTAATAAGTTATGAATACACTAAAAACAGTTTTCGGAAAACTATTCAAAGAAGAAACACAATTGGCTTCGCACAAAGTTGAATTAGGTTTAATCGACGATTTTAATAAATTAACAAATTCTTTTTTTACAAGTAGTCAAAAATTTGAAACATCAATACAAAAAATTGAAAATTCAATAAAAGAAATGCGAGCTCAATATGTAGAACACGTAAAAACTCTTTCAGCACTTGATAACGAATATCAAAAAATAAGAAAATCAGCCCTTGACTTAGGTGTTGAAATTCCAACGGAAATAGTGAATAATTATAAAAAAGTACTTGCAATATCAAAAAATGAATTAGATACAAAAAAGAAATTTAATAATTTTTAATAAATAAATAAAAATGAAAAATAGCCTAATCAATCAAATCAAAACTTTACTTGGAATGGAAGTAAAACTTGAACAAATGAAACTAATGGATGGCGTAACAGTTTTAGAAGCTGATATGTTTGAAGCTGGTAACGAAATTTTCGTAGTAACGGAAGACGAACAAAAAATACCCGTGCCAGTAGGTGAATACGAAATGGAAGACGGTCGTATGTTAATCGTTGTTGAAGAAGGAATTATTTCTGAAGTAAAAGAAAAGGTTGAAGAAGAAGAAGAAGTAGAAGTTGAAGATCCTATCGAAGAAGAAGCGAAAAAAGAACAAGAAATGGAAACGGCTAAAAGCGCTCCTAAAAAAGTAGTTGAAAGCATGATTAAAGAAAGTTTCTTTTCGGAAATTGAAGCGTTGAAAAAAGAGAACGAAATGCTTAAAGCTGAATTAAGCAAATCAAACGAAGATAAAGAAGTTGAACTATCAAAAGACGAAGAGGTTAAACCAATTTCTTTTAACCCTGAAAACGAAAACAAAGTTGAAATATTTAAGTATGCTACAAAAAGACAACGTACTATAATGGATTCAGTTTTAAACAAACTAAATAAGTAATAATTTAAAAAACAATAAAAAATGAGTACAACATTAACAAGTATCTCAAATGATTCTTTACGTCAAGTAGGTGTAATTGAAACATTGACGGGTGCAACAACTTTAACTGCTGAAGATAGCGGTAAAGTATTTATTCTAAACGCTGCTGCTGGAGCGCAAATTACGTTACCTGCGGTTGCTGATGGAGCTGGACAATCTTACAAGTTCGTAGTAGGTGCGTTATTCGCAACAACTGCTTGGACTATTAAAGCGGCTACAAGCAAAATTCAGGGCGGTGTTATCGTGAACAGCACAAACGTACCGGGTGCTGATGAAAACACGATTACGTTTTCTGCTTCTGCTGATACAATCGGTGATTTCGTAGAATTAGTAGGTGACGGAACAAACTGGTATGTTTTCGGACTTGGTACTTCTGCTGGTGCAATTACTTTAACCGTAGTATAAATAAAATAAAAAACTAAATAAAAATGGAAAAAATTAACCTATCAACTACTCAAAGCATTACAACTACGTATGCTGGTGAGTTCGCTGGAAAATATATTGCTGCTGCTTTATTAAGCGCTCCAACCTTGGAGAAAAATGGTATCACAATATACCCGAACGTTAAGTACAAACAAGTAATTAAAAGAGTTGCTACTGACGATATTATCAAAAACGCTACTTGTGACTTTGACCCTACTTCTACAGTTACGTTAACTGAAAAAATTCTTCAACCTGAAAATTTTCAAGTTAACTTACAATTGTGTAAATCTGATTTTAGACAAGATTGGGATGCAATTCAAATGGGATATTCTGCATTCGACGTTTTACCTAAATCATTTGCTGATTTCTTAATTGCACACGCTGCTGAGAAAGTTGCTGCTGGAATGGAAACTTCTATTTGGAGAGGTGTTAACGCAACAGCTGGACAATTCGCTGGAATCATGACACAATTAACTACTGATGCTTCTTTGCCAGCTGCTCAAGAAATTGCTGGTACTACTGTTGACGCTACTAACGTAGTTGCTCAATTAGGTTCAATCGTTGACGCTTTACCAGCTGCTTTGTACGGTAAAGAAGATTTAACTTTGTATGTTTCAAATAACATTTATAGAGCTTATGTACGTGCTTTAGGTGGCTTCGCTGCTTCGGGTGTAGGTGCTAACGGTTACGACAACAAAGGAAATAACCAAGTATTGAATGACTTGTATTTCGACGGTGTTAAAATATTCTTAGCTAACGGACTTGCTGCAAATACTGCGTTACTTTCTCAAACTTCTAACTTGTACTTTGCTACTGGTTTAATGAATGATATGAACGAAGTTAAAGTTATTGATATGGGAGATATCGACGGTTCGCAAAATGTACGCGTAGTAATGAGATTTACAGCAGATGCTAAATACGGTTTTGCTTCTGACTTAGTTACTTACGGAATCGTTAACTCGGCTAACTAAAAAACATAAACTATAATAAAGGGTGGTGCAATATACACCACCTTTTTTTTTGTTAAACTTTAAAAAATAAATAAAATGAGTTGTGATATAACAAACGGTCGAATAGAACAATGTAAAGATTCGGTTTCAGGATTGAAAGCGATTTACTTTATTAACTACGATGAATTAAATTCAGATGATGTTACTTACGATGTAACCGATACGGATTTGATTACGGATTGGACACCCGTTAAT